GTCGCATACGATTACCTCTTTTATTAAAAATATTACCGAAATAATACTCTTAATAAAAGAGCCTGTCAATAGACAGGACTCAATTTATTCAATAAAACTTAGTATTTTAAGCTAAGTCATTGATTTATATACTAGAACGTGCCCGAGCTTGACAAGACTAATTCTGGTCTCGTATTAGTACAAATCAGACTAGTTTCCGTCTCTACGATTAATTTTCTAGGATCTTCAATAGCGAAAGTGTAGATATCCTTGATCTCTTCTTCACTGCCTTTTAAGGTATCTGATGGACCGTAGGTAACCTTCATCATATCGGCAATACCCATAGGGATTACACGTGCTTCGCCTGTTGCAATCATACCAGAAGCATCTAGGTAGAATGTAACACCTTTATGACGGAATGAACGTTCAACTAAGTTGCCGCCCATGCGCTCTACTTCTTTATCGTTATCAGTAGATAAGTCATCAGCAACTAGTGGATGATCGTAGTAAGCGTTAAACCATTGGCTACCACATAATACTACAATCTCGTAACCTGCAGCTTCATCTTTTGCTTGAGTTTGGATGTGTGCACGAGCAGTCTCCATTGCAGCAGCAGGGTTAACGTTTAATGCTGTGAAATCTACGTTAGCTGTAGCAACACTACCTGTTACACCCCAAAGAGTGGCATAATCTTTGTTTAACTTACTGTTAGCTACACCAGTGTAAGAAGCACCATCTAAACAAGCGTACATAGCAGCACGTTTTAAACGGTCATGAGATTTACGGATACGCTTAACTGCACGTTGTACACGGTTAAGTAATGACTCTGATTGGTCACCTTCTAAGAACTTACGGAAATCTAAGATTTCAGAAGCTTTGATAGTAACGTCTAGAGGGAAGAATGGAATCTCCAACACTTCGCGACGAGCGTTTTCACGACCAGCGTAGTTACGTTCACCACCACGTTGTTTAGCAACGATAGTGTCAACACCATCTTCGATACGCTCAAGAGAAACAGTATCTACGTTAACATAGTCAACGTCAAAGATGTTTAACTTCTCAAGTAAGTTATGTTCAGGTTGTACTAACTCAGACAATGCTGAGAAATCTTGGATACCTTGTAAACCATTTGCAATATGTGGCATTTTATATATATTCCTATTATTATTATTATTAAACTAGTTCGATTTGCTTTGCAGCAAGAGCAGTAACTACTGTAGCTGCAGATACAGCACCATCAGATGCTTTTAAGTCAGCAGCATAAAGCTTAGCACCGAACGTAATTGCGTTAACTTGTACAGCCTCACCGATAGAAGGGACTTGCATACCATTATCACCTACAGAGTAATCATTGATTACATAAGTAGCAGTAGCTGCTTGGGCAACAGTAGCTTCTGTGAAGTCTGCTTTAAGTAACGAACCGTTTTCCATAGTGGCAGTCCAAATTACTTCTACTTGAGTGTTAGAGAAAGCTTGATCTAGTTCACGAGCTACAATCTTTTTACGTAAAATTTGCATTTGTTATTTCCTGTTATTATTTGTTTGAAGTGCGAGCTAATACTGCGTTAACAGCTTCTTTCATTGAAGTACCTTTAACTACTTCACCTGCGGGAGCATCAATGCCCGCGTCTTTTCCTGCGAACTCAGATTTAATTAATTCCGCTGATTCTTCTGCAACAACCGTAGCTGCTTCTGCCTTAATAACAGATTCTTGCATATCCGATAAAGCTTTGATAATCAAAACTGAATCGTCACCCAAAGCAACTAAAGACTTAACTAAAGCTTCTTGATCAGCTTCTGCGATAGATGCGAAACTCTTGACTAAGTCAGTTGTGGATTTAACTAGGGCTAATTCTGCAACTTCTGCTGCTTGTTTAGCTAAAGCTTGTTTAATAAGCTCTTGTGTAGCTGCTTCTTGATCTACTGCGGCTTTTTGTAAAGCTACAATCTGTTCTTGTAATTCTGCTGACATTATATCATTTCCTTCATTCTCTGGGTTAACACCCTTTTTAAGTATTTCCCCAGAAGTATTACTGGAGTTCTTATATTTAAGTACCAAGTTCTTGCCGTCCTCGGTAACATAAACGTCTTGTTGTACAACTTCCTGCACTTCACCAGATAAGGTAACCATACCCGTCTCTGACACCGAATAATTAACACCATACGTGATATCATCATATTCGAACACAGCAGTTGTTTCATCAAAATCTTTTAACCACACCCAAGCATATTCTTTACCTAGAGAAGCTTTCACATTATCTGTAATAACTCGTTCTAACATACGTTGTGTGTTTCTGTAAGAAGCTTTAACTACACCTGCCTTACCTTCTAACTTCTCAATAACATCTAGTTCTGATTTAGTCAGAGGTTTAGCACTCTTCATAGAGAGAGGTTTATTCATACCATTAGCAGCACCACCGTTTAATAAATTGTGTGTCATTGCCATATGAGGTACGAAAGTGTCTTCTTTTTCTAATTTGTTTTTCTTAGTAATACTTATCATACTTGACCTTCTTCTGATAGTTCAAAGTTAGCTTGAGTGTCTTGTGAAGGATCAAAGGTTAATTCTGTAATCTCGCCAGTGGTCGGATTAACAAAAGCCTTTCCACCGAAAGATAAACCACCTAACTCACCAGCTTTCTTCATTTCCCATAAAGTGTTGTCATGGAATTTGCACTTAGCTAACCAAGTACCTTCTGGTAAGAATGTCTCATCTTCTCCGTAAGTACCATCTAACTTAGTTACCCATGATTCTTCTATGGTAAACTTGTCTGTATTAAATGAATGGAAAAGGTTACCTTTAACTAAACCTGCTTTGAGGTTAGCTGTAAAGTTTTCCTCTGCTTTAGAGATCTCCTCTTTATTCATCCATTCACCATGTAAATCTTTTTTATCTGGCATGTAGACCACTTCAATAGTTTCTTGGAGTTCTACATCTAAAGCTTTAACAACATTCTCATGTTTCTGTTCAAGCTCAGGTACCATTGCTTTTTCTTCTTGTTCTAAGAAGTTCTGCATTTTAAGCATCACCTTCTCAAATGTTTTTTGATCCATGTCGATTCCTGTTGCTTTAATAACTTCTTCCATAGACAAATTACTCCACCAAAACTCTTGACTAGTCTCTGCAGTAATGTTACCATCTTCATCGGTAGGCAGTAAGTCTCCTGTAAGTTCTTCATAAATAGTGTTTATGTCGAAAGGTGACGTATAGAGGAAAGTCTCGTTTAATTTAATAGACTCAATAACTTCTTTACTGATTTTACGTGCCTGATTATTTTCGCCTACTGTATCCATCCCATCTACTACAGTGAGGATACCTTTTCCGTCTTGAGATAATTTTATCTCTTTATGGACTGAGGTATCTTTAAATGTAATAGAGGATAATTTTTGTTGGCGTATATTGTACTCAACTTCCATCTCAGCCATGTTGAATGTTCTTAGCTTAGAAGTAGATGGTGTGTTATAAGAGGATACTACTATATCATACCCTACTGTCTCAGAATCTACAGCTTTCTTTACGAAAGTAGTATCCTCTGGATTACTTGATTTTAAAAGGATATAAGGTGTGATTTCCATCCCAACCTCTCCTTCTTTTTGTTTAATCATCTTTGTACCTATAATTATATGCTAACATTGAAGTTCTGTCAACACTTAGCTAACAGAACCCCTTTCCTTATACCTAAGCTGTGACTTGTTCTAAGTAAGCAGCAGCTACGCTAGGTGTAATGTTGTCTTCTACATAACCTTTTAGCCTAGTACCTATAGGAACAGCTACCCTAAAAGAACAGACTTCATTTAAGTATGTCCTACTTTCCGTACTCACTAAAGTTCC